GTAGACATAGACGGTATTCGTGAACCTGTCGCTGGATCTTTACTCTATGGAAACAACATCATCTCAGGAGCAGTTGTCCCCTCCTCAAACGCAATCGGACTACATTTCTATCCAATTTGGGAAGCTGCTTCCCTTGATGAATGGCTCTACAATGGGGGTCCGTTCCAACTCGTCGTGTTCCACTTCCTCATTGGCATCTATGCTTACATGGGACGAGAATGGGAACTTAGCTATCGATTAGGTATGCGTCCTTGGATCTGTATTGCGTATTCAGCACCAGTTGCTGCTGCCTCTGCTGTATTCCTTGTGTATCCTTTTGGTCAAGGTTCTTTTAGTGATGCGATGCCTTTGGGTATCTCAGGCACATTCAACTATATGTTGGTATTCCAGGCAGAACACAACATCCTTATGCACCCTTTTCATATGATGGGAGTTGCTGGTGTCTTCGGTGGTTCATTATTCTCTGCGATGCATGGTTCACTTGTAACCTCTTCATTGGTTCGTGAAACCACAGAAACCGAAAGTCAGAACTACGGTTATAAGTTTGGACAAGAAGAAGAGACCTATAATATTGTTGCTGCTCACGGATACTTTGGAAGACTTATTTTCCAATATGCTTCGTTCAACAACTCACGTTCACTTCACTTCTTCCTTGCTGCCTGGCCTGTTGTAGGCATCTGGTTCACTGCTCTTGGTGTATCCACGATGGCATTCAACCTTAATGGATTTAATTTTAACCAGTCTATCGTTGATAGTCAGGGACGTGTTGTAAACACCTGGGCTGATATTCTTAATCGTGCTGGTCTCGGTTTAGAAGTGATGCATGAAAGAAATGCACATAATTTTCCTTTGGACCTTGCTGCTGCCGAGTTAACTCCTGTTGCTCTTACTGCACCTGCAATCGGTTGATCTAAAAACATGTTATAATAAAGGGGTCTTATAAGACCCCTATTTTTTCCACTGAATTGTAAAGTTTTATGATAGGCAACTTATCCCCAGAGGATCGTGTAATGACGGGACTACCTGAATTTTTTGAACAAACTTCAAATGAACCTTATGTGAGACATGACTATAAGTTATGCTATACAACAGGAAAAACAGAAGTTTATAGTGACTACGAAGATCTTAGAAATGCCTGGTGGAATATTCCTGATGTTCTGAGATCTCATTGCGAAGTCTTAGATAAAAAAACAAAACAAAAATCAAAAGGATTTAATTAAATGACATCATCAACACTTTCATTTCCAAATCAACAACGAGGATGGTTCGATGTACTCGACGACTGGCTTAAACGGGATCGTTTCATATTTGTTGGATGGTCTGGACTCCTTCTTTTTCCCACTGCTTATCTTGCTCTTGGTGGTTGGTTGACTGGAACTTCGTTTGTTTCATCGTGGTATACGCACGGTATTGCTTCTAGTTATTTGGAAGGTTGCAACTTCTTAACATCTGCAGTATCGACCCCAGCAGATTCTATGGGTCATTCTCTTATGCTTCTCTGGGGTCCTGAAGCTCAGGGCGATATTGTCAGGTGGTTCCAACTTGGTGGACTTTGGCCCTTTGTTGCTCTCCACGGTGCCTTCAGTCTGATCGGGTTTATGCTACGTCAGTTTGAAATTTCACGTTTAGTGGGAATCAGACCATATAATGCTATTGCGTTCTCTGGTCCTATTGCTGTATTCGTTTCAGTATTTCTCATCTATCCACTGGGACAATCCAGTTGGTTCTTTGCTCCAAGTTTTGGAGTGGCAGCAATCTTTAGATTTCTTTTATTCCTTCAAGGTTTCCACAACTGGACGCTTAATCCTTTCCACATGATGGGAGTAGCGGGCATCCTTGGTGGAGCATTGCTCTGTGCTATTCATGGAGCAACAGTTGAAAACACTTTATTTGAGGATGGAGATGGTGCAAACACTTTCAAGGCTTTTGAACCGACTCAAGAGGAAGAGACGTACTCTATGGTTACTGCTAACAGATTCTGGAGTCAGATCTTCGGTGTTGCTTTTAGTAATAAACGTTGGTTGCACTTTTTTATGCTTTTCGTTCCAGTTATGGGTCTCTGGGTTAGTTCTATTGGTATCATCGGTCTTGCACTTAATTTACGTGCATACGACTTTGTTAGTCAGGAGATTAGAGCGGCAGAGGACCCAGAGTTTGAGACGTTCTACACAAAAAATATCCTCCTTAATGAAGGTCTTAGAGCATGGTTATCAACAGCAGACCAACCTCATGAAAACTTCAACTTTCCCGAAGAAGTGATGCCAAGAGGGAATGCCTTATAAAATACTCAAATTAAAAACGGAAGGTTAAATCCAAAAATGGGGGGAAAAAATCTCCCCAAAAATTTTACTCCAAAGAGTTTTTCATAATAATAAATAATGACAGATGCTTTCCTAAATGGAACTCTATAATTCTTCTTCGGACTACTTGTTTAATTTACAAGCAACAAGTTCATCAGATGCAAAGAGAATGTGGAGACAATCAATCAAAGATAAATGGAAACACAAATGTGCCTATTGTGAAAGCACAGAATATCTAACAATAGACCATATAGTTCCACAATCAAAAGGTGGAAGTGACTTTCTTACAAATGTATTATGTTGTTGTAGAAGGTGTAATAACTCTAAGTCTCATATTAATTGGGAAGAATGGTACTCATCACAAGATTTCTTTACAGAAGAAAGATATGATGTTATAATGAAATGGATGAAACCACAAACGAATTCTAATCTATATAAGTATAAACCAAGAATGAATACGTCAACTTAATGGAATCTGAAAGTTTTATGCCCTTATTATACGTAAGGGCATTTATTATCTCAAATCTAGCAATTATTATCCCTATTCTTTTTATCTTATGACTTTTACAGTTTATTCCAAAGATGGTTGCCCATATTGCAGTAAAATAGAACAGGTGCTACAATTAACAAACCTTGAGCATGTTGTTTACAAACTTGGTGAGCACTTTGATAGGGAGGCATTTTATTCAGAGTTTGGAGAAGGGTCTACATTTCCTCAAGTCATTGTTGATGAAAATCATATTGGAGGATGCACCGATACAATTAAGTATCTAAAAGAACAAAAAATAGTTTGATGAGCAATGAAAAAAATAATCTAAATAAAGATGAACCCCAGATGAATCGGGGGTTCGAGTTGTTAATTAGAGATAGGAGGAGAAGATCATTAGCACCAAAAACTTTTCAACTGAAGTTTGGTAAAATGATTTCTCTTCTTCGAAGAGAGATACACATTCACTTTGACTTTCATTTCGATATTCAGAAAAAGTAACTCTTGGAGAAAAAAAAATGTTAGCAGTAGCACTCACAATCGGAACATTGGTTTCAATCTTGTTCTTTTTTGTAGGAGGAGTTGTCGGTTGGTTAGCAAGAGAAAATTCGTATCAAGTTCAACCAATTTATACTCATCCAGAGATGTTTGACGAAAATGGGAATATACTTCCCGATGAAATTTTAGCCGTGAGGTTCGAAAATAACCATGACACAGACGATGACGACGAAGACGAAGAAAACTGAGACTCTTCCACCAAATCCTTTTGTTTTTGAAGTTTTGGAACTTGTTTCAAAACAAAGAAGTAATGTTAAAAAGGTTGAAGTGCTCAAAACTTATGAGCATGATTCTCTTAAGTCTATTTTTATTTGGAACTTTGATGAAACTGTAATTTCACTTCTTCCAGAAGGTGAGGTGCCATATAGTGATATTAAAGATCAGAATATTTACTCTGGTAACCTTTCTGATAACCTGGTTAAACAGGCAAATGGTGGAGAGGCAGCAATTACACAAGATCTTAGTGGTGAAGGTAAGACTTCATTGAGAAGAGAATATCAACATCTATATCATTTTGTAAAAGGTGGTAATACTACACTCTCTACAATTCGTAGAGAGTCAATGTTTATCAATATTCTCCGTGGATTACATCCAAGAGAAGCAGAAGTTCTTTGCCTTGTAAAAGATAAAAAACTTTTTGATAAGTATAAGATTACAAAAGAACTTGTGTCTGAAGCCTATCCAGATATTATTTGGGGTAACCGTTCGTGATGGGTCAAGGTATTGTGAACAAAAACACTATTAAGAAGGGCAAAATGGAATCAGATTCAAAACAATCCGAAATTCTACCTTCTCAGTATGGGTGTGATATATTACTCGAAAAAACAAAATTAGAAGATAC